TGGATGACCAAGGACCAGCTGGTCGACCGATTCGGCGAGGAGATCGCCAAGATCGTGCCCCTGGGCGTGCAGGTGCGTAAGGCCGACGTCAACGACCAGTCGCCCAAGCACGACCCGTGGTCGAAGGCTGAGGTGTTTGAGATCTGGTGCAAGGAGAACAAGAAGGTCTACTGGTACGCCAAGGGCGCCGACGTCATCCTGGACGTGAAGGACGACCCTCTGCAGCTCGACGGGTTCTTCCCGTGCCCCAAGCCGCTGGCGGCCAACGTCACCAGCTCCAACTTCATGCCCCGAGCGGACTACATCTTTGCGCAGGACCAGTTCAACGAGCTTGACGAGATCAACACCCGCATCACTTGGCTGACCCGCGCGGCCAAGGTCGTGGGCGTGTACGACAAGACGGCCGACGGCGTGCAGCGCATGTTCCAGCAGGGCGCCGAAAACCAGATGATCCCGGTGGACAACTGGGCCCTGTTCGCGGAGAAGGGCGGCATTAAGGGCCAGGTCGACTGGGCCCCGATCGACATGGTCGTCAACTGCATCGAGCGCCTGCGCCAGTACCGGCAGGACAAGGTGATGCAGATCTACGAGGTGCTGGGCATCTCCGACGTGATGCGTGGCTCGAGCCGCGCCAGCGAGACAGCCACCGCGCAGCAGATCAAGGCGCAGTTTGGATCGACCCGGATCCAGCTGATGCAGTTCTACATCGCCGACTGGATCTCGCAGGCGCTGCGGATTAAGGCCGAGATCATCTGCAAGCACTGGCAGCCCGAGACGATCATCAAGCGGTCGAACATCGAGCGCACGCCCGACGCGGCCATGGCCATCCAAGCGATCGCCCTTCTCAAGGACGAGCACATGGCGCAGTACCGCGTGAACGTCGAGGCCGACTCGATGGCCGCGCTGGACTGGGCCGCCGAGCGCGACGCCGCGGTGCAGTTCATGCAGGGCCTGGGCGCGTTCATCTCGCAGGTCGCGCCGATGGCACAGTCGGTGCCCCAAGCCGCACCCGTGCTGCTGTCGCTGCTGCAGTGGAGCGTGTCCAAGTTCCGCGTGTCGCAGCAGATCGAGGGCGTGCTTGACCAGGCGATCGGCGCGCTCAAGCAGCAGGGTATGCCCCAGCAGCAGGGCCCCAGCCCGCTGCAGCAGGCTGAGGTGGCCGAGAAGATGGCCGGCGCTAAGGAGCGCCAGGCCAAGGCCGTCAACACCGAGATGGACGCGCGCATGAAGGCGATGCAGATGGGGATGCTGCAGCCGCAGCCCCAGCTCCCGCCGGCCGCTCCTCAGATGCCGCCGGTGGGCGGCGCGATGCAGTGAGGTGACGCATGGAAAAAGCAAACGAGTTCGTCACCAAGCTGCTGGCCGATCGGTCGGCCGCGCACGTGGCCCACTGGCGCACCGGCAGCTACTCGGCACACGTCGCGCTGGGTGAGTTCTACGACGAGCTGTCGGACCTGGTCGACGGTTTCGTCGAGCAGTACCAGGGCTACTACGGCAAGCGGATGGAGCCCAAGGTTGTCGGCCTGGCGGTGAGCGCTGACGGCATCGACGACCTGCTCGAGCTGTCGTGCGAGTGGATCGAGGCCAACCGTTACAAGGTCTGCGACCGCGACGACACGTCGCTGCAGAACACGATCGACGAGGTCGTCAAGCTCTACCAGACGACCCTCTACAAGCTGCGCATGCTCAAGTGAGGACGCGATGCAACCACAGGACCTGATCAACGCACTGCGCGACCGCGCGCGCAAGTTCGTCTCCCTGGACAACCCCGAGGACGGTGACCTGGGCGACCTGGCCATCGACATCGGCGCCGGCTTTGTGCCGGTGGTCGGCACGGCCACCAGCGGCCGCGACTTCGAGCGCGCGCGCCGCGAGGGCGACAAGCTGGGCATGGTCCTGTCGGCGGCCGGCATGGTGCCGGTGGTCGGTGGTGTGGCCGGCGCGGCCAACAAGGCGCGCAAGGGTGGCAAGGCTACCGAGGAGACGGTCAAGGCGCTGCGCAAGGTCGACGACGTCGGCTATGACCGCGCCAAGATCGCGGCCAACTATCCCGACACCGCGCCCCCTGTGCTGGCCAAGGACCCCAAGACGGGCAAGGAGTTTCTGCAGAAGCAAAACTCTGCCGAGGCAATGGCCGTCGAGAAGGTGCGCAAGGCCGCGCAGAAGGACATCGACAAGGGCAACTACGACCCGTATTTCAAGGTCGAGGACCGTTTCTACGCTGACGCCAGCAAGTATCCGCTGCAGGGCCGCACCGTCACCGACGCGCTGCCCAAGAAGCAGGCCACGATCGACAAGTACACCGCAGAGTTCGACACGCCGGAGGCGCGCGAGCGCTTGACGACGGCCTTCCGCGAGGGCAGCAAGGACCCCAACGCGAAGGACTGGTACGCGATGGGCCAGCTCGAGGCCGAGTTCATCAAGGAGTTCGGCGACAAGAAGGGCCGCGAGATGTTCAAGGAGCGGTTCGCTGATGCGATGTCCGCGACCACTGGCGGCGCTGACCCGACCGCCAACCTGCTGATGTCAGCCTACGGCAACTTCTTGCGCCAGAAGGGAGTGCCGCAGCCGAGCGCTGCGTATGAGTTCCCGTACCCGATCGGCGGCCGCTTCGCGTCTGGAAACATGGCCATGTACGACAAGGTCATCAACCAGGGCGCTGGCCTGCAGGCCGCCAAAACGCCCAAGCGCTTCGACTTCTCAGCCAACTTCATGGGCCACCGCGATCGCGCCACGATCGACGAGCAGATGAGCGGCGGTTTCCGGCCTGGTCTGCTGGTGCCGCCGGGTGACTCCTACGGCGTGTTTGAGAAGGTAGTGCACGACCTGGCCAAGGCCGAGGGCGTGCAGCCGGCCAACTTCCAAGACGTGGCCTGGAAAGGCCTGAAGGGAGTGCCCGGCAAGCCGATGATTCAGCACGTCAACGAGGCGGTCGAGCGCACCGCGCGTGTGACCGGCAAAAAGCCGCAGGACGTGGTCCGCGACAGCCTGGTGCGTGGCACGCATCCGCTGTACAGCCTGGGCGCTGCGGGCATCGGCACCGCCGCTCTGGCAGCCGCGCTGCGCAATCAGGAGGAGGACGAGTTTTGATCGTCCAGGTCGATCTTGAGCTGTTTCGCGGCATCGAGCAGCTCGGTGCCGAGCTTGCGTTCTAGGTGCGGGTACATGTCACCCGTGTCAACCATCAGCGACGCAGCCTCGAGCAGGGCGGACCAGGTTTCCCTTGGCGCCCGCACGACGCGCGTGCCTACGACGATGATGACGTCATCCATGGCCATCTCCTTTTCTGCATATCGTTGAGAATACCACAACATGACTAGACGCCGCTGGATCCAGGACCGCATCACGGGCGAATTGATGGAGGTCACGCCCGACCACCAGGCCGAGCTGCGCACCGACTCTGGCGCCCTGTGGGGCGACCGCAGCTATGACGGCCTGCGCGCCACCGACGGCACCGACATCAGCTCGCGGACCAAGCACCGCGATTACATGAAGGCCAACGGCCTGGCCACGGCCGACGACTTCAAGGAAACCTGGGCCAAGTCCCAGCAACAGCGTGACCACTATCGACAGCACGGTGGCACGTTCTCACGACGCGACGTAGAGCGCGCAATTCAGCAACTACAGAACAGGCGATAACCCATGAACGGACCCACGACACTCCGCGACGAGATCGAAGCAGCGATAGAAGAAACCGAGGCGCCTGCGCAAGCCGCAGCGCCGGCACCGGAACCTGCAGCACCAGCTGAGGCTGCACCGGCTGCAGAACCTGTTGCCGAATCTGCAGAATCTGCGCAGAACCTGGATGCGATGGCAGAGGGTGAAAAGCCCGCTGATGCGCAAGACCTTGCTCAACAGCAGCGAGATGAAAACGGCCGATTCAAGGCGAAGGAGGAGGGCATCCAGCCCGGCCCCAAGTCAGGACCGCGGCAAGCTGGGGAGCGTGCCCCGGCATCCTGGCGTCCTGATGTAAGGGAGCACTGGGGCCAGCTGCCTGAGCCGGTGCGCGCTGAGATCCAGCGCCGCGAGGTCGAGGTGCAGCGCACCCTGCAGGAGTCCGCCGAGGCCCGCAAGGCCTACGACGCGGTGATGCGCACGGTGGCGCCTTACGAGGCGTTCATCCGCGCCGAGGGCTCCAACCCCATCCAGGCGATCGACAACCTGATGGCCACGGCGGCC